CGTCAACGCCTGTAGTAAGAGTTGCTTGACCGAAAGTCAATGAGGCTTGCAATACTGCTTGAGCAGGAGTACATTTAATCCAATCTGAACGATTTTCAAAAACACCTGGTGAGAAGTTGGTAGAACCGTCTGCACCAATTGCACCTTGTGCCGTATCGATGTCTTCGAATGTCTCTAGGATTGTTCCTGCAGTACCAGTGATTCCACCATCGATATCACGTACAACAACATGCATTCTAGTATTAGTTGAAGGAGGACTATCAAATAAGTCTGCGTCTCCCCACTGGGTGCTGAATGCCGCGGCGTATTGCGCTCCGTTAGCAGGATTATATCGTCTGTCGAAAGTGATTGTTCTTTGAAACTTACTAGCATCTCCAGCGTCTGCGACTGCGGTAGCAATCGCACTAACAACCAATTCAATTCCTGTTGAAAGAACAACTCTGTCTCCTACTGCAAGATACGTTGGATCAGTGTTAGCAACCAGTCCTGAAATGATACCAGTAGTAGCATAAGGTTCGATTGTTAAAGTATCTGTCCTAGCGGTAACTCCCATATTGGCAGTGCCAACACAATGAGATACTTGAATAGAATTACCTAATTTACCTTTGTACTTTGCTGAAAAGTTCGTACCAGTTGCAGCCGCGGCTGTACTATCAGTTATACGTGTTACGTACAGTGCATCACTATACGCTAAAAAGTTTGCGGCAGAAAACCATGTTTCATGGTTTGTCCACAATGTGGTGAGACCACTATCTGTGTAGTAAGAAGCAGGCTTGCCAAAGCGATTAGCTAAGTCTTGCTCTGATGTTACTAGGATACGTTGATCTTCTGGACCCCAACGAAAAACACCTGCGATAGCGCCTTCAGTTGTTGCTACAGCTGGGACGACATTTGTTAGGTCGATTTCGCTGATATTAACGCCTGGACTTGTTTGAAAAGCCATTTCTCATTTCTCCTTGTTTATTTTGTAAGTTATAAACTTCTTTATTTCTATATTTATAAAAACAGCAATTTAGTAGTTTAACCACTGGGCTGTTCCTATCTGCTCATCGTCAAGGATATCCTCGTCATAAGTGTTGAAACCAATTGGTAGAAGGCTTTCCATAAGTTCTTCTTCGTTCCTTGATCTGAGTTTATCGATAGTATTTATGTCTGTGACTTCTTTGAAAAACGTTTGATCAGTCATCCATCCGAATAACACTAGACACATAACCAAATCATCGTGTGTTCCAGATTCTGCTTCATAAGAATTGCCACGTCTGGAGAATGTCGAAAGTTCATTTATTGTTCCGAAGTCGTTGATAATTAGCTGATCTTGCTCAATCAACATTTTGAGCATATTACAGCCGATAGACTTCACATTTTTTGTAGTTCTGATTCCTTTATCTGCGGTTTTTGAAAACCCAGTGGACAATCTTTTGCCTGCTCTTCCTGCTGACTCTGTATACATTAGCGTTTCAACTTCAAATTCATAATGCAACACTTCTGATACTTGTTCGCCAATGTCGTTTACCTCTATCAGAGTATAAGCCTCGTTATATCTCTCTATACTTCTATATATGATTTCAGCGTAGTCAATAGGGGTAATGGTGTTGTCTTTATACACGCATACTTGTTTATATGGCATCTCAGTGACATCAATTATCTGAAAAGCAGAGTAATCTAAACCCTTTCCTCTAGATACGTCACATACACACACATATACGTGATCTTTCTCTGGTTGCTGATAGACTTTCATCTTATCAGTCTGAGCAATGGGCTGTAAGTCAACCATAGTCTTGAGTTTTGAGCCTTCTATCAATGTTCCTGAAGAACCTAAGAAAGCACATTCAAATTCTTGGGAGAACTTCTGTTGATCGAAGTCCATAGCCGCAAGAGTTTCTTTTTTCCACTTATCATCACGGCGAGGAACTTTGTTCCATGGCACTTCGATGTATATGTATCCATTTCTATTTTCTTGTGCGCCAATGCATGTCTTATAGAAGTGATTGAGTCCATTAGGTGTGGAAGTAAAGAGAATTTTTGTAGTGTCGCCAGATGAGATTGTCGGAAAAACTGAAGCAAAAAACTCGTCCCAGTTCTCTACGAATGCAGTCTCATCGATGTACAAGAATGATATAGATTTACCACGAATAGCACTTGATGATGTTGAGCCAGCTATAATCTTACACCCGTTCTCAAATTCAACTGAGCCTTTGTTCCACTCAATAACTCCTTGCTGTAGCCAGCTTGGGAGTGCTTCGTATGCAATCTTAATTCGATCTAGTATCTCACGTGCGGCATCGCCCTTATTAGCAAGCAATGCTACTGTTTTAAAGTCGTTAAATATGATGTAGTGTAGAATTACTGCTACGGCTGTAGTAGTTTTACCTGCCTGTCTTGACGTATTGACTGTGACACGCCTGTTCTCTGTGATAGCAGTACAGATTTCTTTCTGATAATCATACATCTTAATCGGTATAAGACCATGATCAACGTGTACAATTTGAATGTATTTCTCTGAGAAGTATATAGGATCTTTGGCACACTTAATAAACTCAGATACCATTTCTTGCGAAAATTCTACATCCGTGCCCTTTCGTTTTAGATTGACGTTACCATTATATCCTTTAACCTGCATATTATTCACTGCTTCTCATATCTTTTAGTAACTGTTGAAGTTCAGCCGTAGAGCCAACGAACAAGTTGTTGTTATGTACTCCATTCTCGCTAGGATTCTTCACTTCTTCGCTTTCTTGCTTCTTCGTTGACATAGAGACTAAATCTTTGTTTGCGTCAACTAATGTTTTCATAATCGTAGATACCACTTCATAAGCACGAGGATGCTCTGATGCTTTAGCGACATCTAACATTTGTTCTAGTGCTTCCGTGCCGGTTTCAATGATATTGTAGAAGTTAGTTCTAGCATAATCATAGTCTCTGTCAACTTTATCATCGACAGGCTTGATTTCTGCTAGTTCACTCTTCTTAGGAACTACCAATTCACCTTCTCCCTCATTCAAACTTTGCAAAGGCTCTAGACCTAAGCTATTACTAATCTCATCTTTAATCATGTTAAGCATCCAATATTTGTACTATCTCTGCCCAATTATCGTCAATGTTAATATCTGAGTATGCGACAGAATCAGCAATCTTCGTAGTTGGTTGACCACCAGAGGTCAAACCAGGTTGCACATTCACTTGCTCTTCGGCAACTGTAGCCGTTGTATTAGTATATATATTATTGTCAACGAACTTAATTATTCTCTTATTAGTCGTTGGTCCGAAGTAAAATGCCTTCATCTGAAAGTTTAATGTCCACATTAGAACTCTTCTAGTCTCAAAATCTCCTTCATACGAGTCTTCTGTAGTCACACTCTGCAAAACAACAGGAATATCTACGTAGAAGTCCATGTTATCAATCATCTTAACACTAACAGTTACGTCAGGCTTAAAGAAAGGTAGAATTTGCTCTAGAATCTTTGTGCCATCCTCAGTGTACTTTGTCATTATATTCAACTGAAAGTCGATATCATACGGAGCAGGACTATATAGATTCAACACATTACCGTCATCTGTTGATATAGACTTTGTTTGTCTCACAAGAGATCCAACTTTACGTGATGGATTATAGTTCATGCCCATAATCTCGAATGACATACGAGGTAGAGTAATAGCGGGCTTATCTAGGTTTGGATCGCCTTCTAATCTCGCAAGCAACTTCTGCGCTGGCGCATAGTTAATTGGTACAGTCATCCGCTGTATTTCAGTGCCTGCGTTATTACTGCGACCTATCTGAATATCATTAAACAGTGTGCCAAATACAGCAACATATCTACGTGTTGATTCGTTATAAAAGTGTTGACCGAACATTAGAAGTTGTCCTCCCCAAATGGGTTATTCTGACTAAAATCAACAATGTTATCAGCAAACGATTCTATAGTTGTATTATCCGCAATATCATCGTAAGTCTCTACGCTTTGTAGTTTAGATACTTCTACTGTAATTGTTTCGCCCATTCCTATAGTTGTAGGATTGATGTAATAAAACGTTCCT